CCCACACTTTCTGCCCAACAGCGGCCCCTCCGCCCCGATGTCGGCCCGGTGTCGTCGTGAGTGCGCCGAGCCTTGACCCGATCGACCTCGGCGGCGGTCCCCGGCCAAGCTGCACCTGCCCCTACGGCGAACGTCCACTAGGACGGTTGCACGGGATCGACATGGGCCGTGGCGTGGTGCGACTCACAACGACGCCAGGGTGCCCCGAACATGATTCTTGTCAGGGCTACACGAAGGCGGTCCGGGCCGCACGTAGAGGCCGCCTCTGGTGCCCGATCCATCGCACGACGAACTGCCCCCAGGTTGGGGATGCCGCGCCGTGACCGTCTCCCTCATCCACGGCAACGCACTCACCCTCCCCCTCGCCGACCAGTCCGTCCACCTCATCGTCAGCAGCCCCCCGTACTTCAGCTTGAGGGCGTACACCGACGACGACGGCCAGCGGTACGACGGTCAGCTCGGCTCCGAAGAATCCCCCTACCACTTCCTCGCCGCCCTCTGGCGGGTGCTCGACGAGTGTTGGCGGGTCCTCCGCGACGACGGGTCGTGTTGGATCAACCTGGGCGACAAGTTCGCCGGCTCCGGCGGCCACAACAACGGCGGACTCACCGGGGCCACGTCGGCACTGAAGGTCGGCGAGCGTGGCAATCGAGCGCAGGACCAAACCCGGATCACCCAGTCATCCCGCCGCCAGGCGCCCGACCGCTACAACCAGAACACTGGCGGCCTCCGCCCCAAGTCACGGATGCTGCTTCCCCACCTCTTCGCCGCCGGCTGCCAATACCCGTGGCTCCGCAGGGCAGTCGAGGCTGAGGCGGGCATTGCGCCGCCGTTCGGCTTCGGGTTCGTCTGCCCGCGATGGATCTGCCGCATGGACGTCGTGTGGTCGAAGCCGAACGGTCTGCCCGAATCGGTCACCGACCGGGTCCGGGCCTCGCATGAGTACTGGTTCCACCTGGTGAAATCGGAGCGGTACTTTTCGGCGCTCGACACCATCCGCGAGGACTATCTGGCGCCAACCGCAACGCGCACGATCGCCGCTTCCACTCACGCCGGGACGGATGGCAGCGGCGGAGTGGCCCGCCGTGATGCCGCCGACGTGATGAACCCGCTCGGCAAGCTGCCCGGCTCCGTCTGGGAGGTCGCCACCGAGCCGCTGCTGCTACCCGACCACCTCCCGCAGCACTTCGCCGCGTTTCCCTCCGAGTGGCCGCGGCGGCTGGTGTTGGGCTGGTCGCCTAGCGGGGTGTGCGTCCGCTGCGGCGAAGGCCGGAGGCCGGTATGCGAGCGCACGGGGCGGCAGGTGTCGTCCTATGCGGCAGCGGAATTGGGCGGCACGTCGACTACGACGCACCGTGACGGCAACGGCAACGGAACCCGTCTCCGGGCTGCCAACGGTCACAACATGATGAAGCACGAAACGGTCGTGTCCGGCACCGCCTGCGCCTGCCCCACACCCGACGACCCCACCCGCCCCGCCGTCGTCCTCGACCCGTTCGGCGGGACAGGCACGACCGCCATCGTGGCGTCAGCGCTCGGCCGCCACGGCATCTCCGTCGACCTGTCCGCCGATTACCACCGCATCGCCCGATGGCGCGACCAGGACGGCGGGCTGCGGGCCAAGGCGTTGGGCGTGGACCGCCCGCCCCGCGAGCTGGCGGGGCAACTGTCGCTGTTGGAGGCGGTGTCGTGACCGCCGTCGCCGCCGATCTGGCCCGGCCGCCTCGGGCCAGGGGCAGGCGCCCGGGGTTGGTCGGATCACCGACCCCCCGGGTGGCCACCCGCCGCCCCGATGGCCGCAGCAAGGGGCCCGAGGTGATCCGCTTCGCCAAGGGCGTGCTGGGCGTGAAGCTGTTGCCCTGGCAGGAGCACGTGCTGCGGGAGGGGCTGGTCCACCGCGACGGCCGCTGGTCGAGCCGGACGGTGGGCGTGATGGTGGGCCGCCAGAACGGTAAGACGCTCCTCGCCGCGGTGCGGGCGTTGGCCGGGATGGTGCTGTTCGGGGAGGACGTGTTGGCCGCTTCCCAGAACCGGGACGTGGCGCTCGACGCTTGGCGGCTCGCGCTGGAGCTGGCGCAGGACGCCGGGTTGGACCCCACCGAGGTGCGCCGGGCGAACGGTATGGAGTCCTTCCGCATCGGCCGCCAGCGGTACAAGGTGGTGTCCTCCACGGCCGGCGGTCGGGGCCTGACGGGCCAGCTCATCATCATCGATGAGTGCCGGGAGATGCGCCACTGGCAGGGGTGGGCGGCGCTCGAAAAGACGAGACGGGCGCAGCCGTCGAGCCAGGTGTGGGCCATCTCCTCGGAGGGCGATGAGGGCAGCGTGGTGCTCGCCAGTCTGGCGGAGCAGGGTCGGGGGGCGGCCAGGACCGGGGCGCCTACCGATGCGGCGTGGCTGGAGTGGAGCGCCGCACCGGAGGCCCCCCGTCAAGATCCCCGGGCGTGGGCGGCGGCCAACCCTGCGCTGGGCCACCTGATCGAGCCGCACGTCCTCGCCTCCGAGGCGCAGCACGACGACCCCGAGGTGTTCGAGGCGGAGGTGCTGTGCCGGCGGGTGGCGAGCCTGCGGCCGTGGATTCAGAGCGGGGCGTGGGAGGCGTGCGCCGACCGGTTCGCCACGGTGCCGGACGGGGCGGAGCATGTGGCGTTCGCCTTGGACGCCGGCCCCGAGCTGCGCCACGCGTCGCTGGCTGCGGCTTGGCGGCGCCCCGATGGCCGGACCCACGTGGAGGTGGTGCAGGCGTTCGCCCAGGCGCCGGTGTTGGGCGAGGCGGCGGAGCGGCTGGTGGAGTTGGTCGAGCGGTGGCGCCCCGAGCGGGTGGTGGTGATGTCTCGCTCCGCCTCGGAGGCGGCGGCGCTGCGGGCCCTCGAGGGCCTGGGCGTCCCCCTCGAGGGCCAGTCGGGCGCCGACCTGGTGCGGGCCGCCAACGCCTTCCACGAGGCGACCCTGGCCCGCACGCTGGTCCACGCCGGTGACCCGTTGGTGGCCGCCCACGTGGCGGCGGTGCGGGCCGATGGGGTGCTGCGGCGCCGCTCCCCGCAGGCCGACATCGATGCGGCGGTGGCGATCGTGCTGGCCCGCCATGGGGTGGCCACGGGGGCGCCGGCCCCGGTGTCCCAGGACTGGACGGTGTTCTGATGGGACGATGGATCTGGCAGCGGGCGGCGGCGCTCCCCCCCGGGAGCCCGCAGGGTTCGCCGCTCGGTAGCCCGGTGGGCGCGATCCACACGGCCACCGACGGCCGGGACGTGCTCCTGAACGATCCTGACGGGTGGGAGGTGGACAACCCGTGGCTGTGGTTCACCGGGCCCGCCGGGGGTGACGGCACGGGCGGCCCCTACGGCAACCCCCTAGCCCCCGGCGCCATCCCCCCGGGCGGCTACCTGCCGGCGGTGACCCGCTCCACGGGGCTGATCTGCAACACCATTGCGGGCCTTCCGTGGCGGGTGATGCGGGGCTACGAGGAGCTGACCACCCCCGACTGGTTGGCCGACCCCCAGGCGCTGCGCATCGACGGCCGGGTGGTGTCCCCCGGCGACCTGGATGACGTGCGCCTCTCGGCGGTGGAGTTCTGGTCCCAGTGGATCGCGGCGGCGCTGTTGTGGGGTGATGGCTACGTGTTCGTGCCGGTGCGGGACGCCACCACCGGCGCCCCCAAGCCGCCGCTGTGGCAGCTCCACCCCGAGCTGGTCAGCATCGAGGAGGGCGGCTACTGGGCGGGCGGCCAGCGGCTCCCACCGGGCTCGGTGCTCCACCTGCGGGGCGAGCCCCCCTACTGGAACGGCCACGGCACCGGTGTCCTGACCCGCCACGGCTCCGAGCTGGGCTTGGCGTGCGCGGTCCGCCAGTATGCGGCGGGGGTGTTCGCCTCGGGCGTGCCCGCCGGCTACCTCCAGTCCACGGCGCCGAACATGACCCAAGAGAGCGCCGACGCCCTCAAGGCCCGGTGGATGGCGCAACACGGCAACCCCCGCCGCACGATCGCGGTGCTGAACGCCACGACCGCCTTCCACCCCATCCAGATCTCGCCCGTTGACTCGCAGCTCTCGGCGGCCCGGGAGTGGTCCATCCGGGACATCGCGCTGGCGTTCGGGCTCCCCGCCACGATGCTGGGCGTGCCGGGGGACTCCTCCACGTACACCAACATCGAGTCCCGCATGATCGAGATGCAGCAATGGACCCTGTTGCCGTGGGAGCGGCGCATCGAGTCCACGCTCGACGCCCAGTTCCCCCGCGGCACGAGCGTGAAGATCCGCACCGAGGGTCTACTGCGGGGCGACACCACCAGCCGCTATGACGCCTACACCAAGGCGTTGGCGGCGGGGTGGCTGACGGTGGACGAGGTGCGAGAGCTGGAGGACCGGCCACCGCTGGCCCCGGCCGAGATGGGGGTGGCGTGATGGCCCGCCGCCACGCAACTAGAGGGGGAGCCATGGAACATCTGCCGATGGAGCTGCGGGCGGTCGACGCCCCCGCCCGGCTGATCGAGGGCGTGGTGGTCCCCTACGACGAGGTGACCTACCTGACGCCCAACCCCGAGGGGGAGCGGGTGCGGCGCCGGGCGTTCGCCAAGTCCATTGATGACCGGGGCGACCGCATCCCGCTGATGCGTTCCCACGACCACGAGCTGACCTATGGCCGCTCGGTGCGCTTCACCGAGGGCGAGGCGGGGCTGGTGGGCGAGTTCAGGGTCCACGACGGCGCCCGGGGTGATGCGCTCCTCGAGGAGATCCGCCAGGGCTACCTCGGGTCGCTGTCGGTGGGGTTCCAGGTGGTGCGCTCCGAGCGGGACGCCTCCGGGGTGCTGGAGATCCTGGAGGGCCGGCTGCACGAGGTGTCCGTGGTGGGGCTGCCCGCCTACGCCGGCGCCTCGGTGATGTCGACCCGCTCGGCGGAGGATCTCGACGCCTTGCTGGCCCCGTTCCGGGTGCCCCGCCCCGACGTGGACCTGACGCCCATCCCGCCCATCTGGGCCCGCTAGTTCTGGGCGGCCCCCGGGCCACTCCCCCTTCGACTCTGGGGGCCGCCCGGGCTGTTGCTGGTGTTGCTGATGTTTCACGTGAAACGTCGTGGGGCCCGTGGGGGTCCAACCGTTGACCACCGGTAGAGGGTTGTCGTACCCTCACCCTTGCTGCGGCGCCGCTTGGGCCGCTCCTCTCGCTGCGTAGGCACCTGGTCGCGACCGGGCCGCCTCGGTGGGGGTCGAGCACCTTGGAGCACCCCGTAGGACCATCACCCGTCCTACCGAGGAGCCCAACCGTGCTCACCTACCTGTCCCGCCTGACCGCCGAGCGGGATTCCCTGACGCAAGCCGCGACCGATATCACCGAGCGGGCCGCCCGCGATGAGCGGGACGTGACCGACACCGAGCGCCAGAGCCTGGCCGGCATGGCCGCCCGCTGCGGCGAGATCGACGCCCAGCTGACCGAGTACTCCGCCCAGGCCCAGTCCCAGCGGGCCTACGCCACGCTGCGGGCCAACCTCCAGCCCACCGAGGAGGAGGCGCCGCCCCGCCGGGAGCTGGAGCGCCGCAGCGGGCCCGAGCTGGAGACGTGGGGCGAGATGTTCGTCCGCTCGGCGCAGTTCGAGAACTACCCCGGTGCCGGCTCGAGCCAGCGGGTCGACGTGCCGTTTGATCTGGAGCAACGGGCCGCTATCGGCATGGCCGCCGCCCCGGTGCCGCCGTTCTACTGGACTCCCCCGCAGTACATGTACCAGAGCCCGCTGCTCGACGTGGTGGGCAAGGTGGCCACGTCGTCCAACGCCGTGTCCTACGTGCAGTTCACGCCCAACCCGCAGGCGGCGGCTCCCGTCGCGGCGGAGGGGGCGTTGAAGGCGGAGGCGGCCATGACCGCCACGCCGGTGTCGGTGTCGCTCCTCACCTACGCCCATTGGAAGGAAATCACCCGCCAGGCGTTGGAGGATCTGCCCCAGATCCGTTCCACGGTGGAGGGCCGGCTGCGGCAGGGGCTCGTGAAGGCCATCGAGGACGGCATCGTGGCGGCGCTGATCGCGGCGACGCTGCCCGCCACGACCTCCTCCACGGCGGCGGGCGGGAACCTGCTGACCGCCATCCGCAAGGGTGTGGGCGTGGTCCAGGCGGCAGGGTTCGCCAACCCCAACGCCGTGCTCCTCAACCCCACCGACTTCGCGGCGCTGGACGTGGCCGTGATGAATAACGCGAACACCCCGCCCACCGTGGGGTCCGCTTTCTGGGGTATGCGCCCCATCGCATCCGCTGGCCAGCCTGCCGGCACCGCCACCGTGGGCGACTTCTCGGTCGGGGTCACGGTGTTCACCCGCCAGACGGCGCAGGTGTATCTCACCGATTCCCATGCTGACAACTTCATCCGCAACGTGCTCCTCCTCCTGGCGGAGACTCGGGCGCTGCCCACCGTGCCCGAGCCGGCGGCGCTCTGCGAGTGCACGGTGGTCGCCTGACCCATGGCCGCGACCAACGCCACGGTGCGCATCTTCATGGGGCTCGATCCCGCCACCCTGGTGGATGAGGACGCTCTGACCCAAGCGGTGGCCGCAGCCAACGACCTGGTGGCCACGTTCCGCCCGGATCTCACGGCTGAGGACCCGTGGGCGGCCCGGGCGGACATGGCCGCCAACATCGAGGCGGCCCGCCTCTACGGCCGCCGGGGCTCGATCCAGGGGGTGGCGGCGTTCGCTGATCTGGGCGTGACGCTGCTACCCCGCCTGGACCCCGAGGTGCGCAGCCTGTTGGAGCTGGGCGAGTACCAGCAATCGATCGTTAGCTGATGTCCTCCTACGAGCGGGCGCAGGAGCTGGCCGACAAGCTGACCTCCAACGGAATCGCCGCAACCGTTGATCCTCGGGGTGCGACCCCACCAGTTGTGTTGATCGTCCCGCCGGCCCGCACCTACGACCTGGGGTGTGGCTACACCGCCGGCTGGGAGTTGTGGGCGCTGGTGCCGGGCACCCCCAACGCCGATGCCCACAAGGCGCTCGACGCCCTCGTGGACCGGGTGGCGGCCGTGCTGCCCCTGGAGCGGGCCGATCTCCAGTCCTACGTCCTGTCCGCCGACGCTCCGCCGCTGCCCGCCTACCGCCTCACGTTCTCCGAAGGGATCTGACCATGGCCATCACCGAGTCCCGCCTCAAGGATGGGGTCCTGAAGCTGGGCACCACGCCCACCGAACTGGACTTCTCCTGCCAGGTGACGAACGTCCGCATCAACAGCTCCTACGACGACGACGGCGACGCGGTGGAGACGTTGTGCGGCGACCAGATCCCCGCCGGCCGCAAGCTCGGGGGCCGGGCCCTCGCCGGCACGGTGATCCAGGACTGGACCGCGGCAGACACCGCTTCGATCGTGGATTTCGTCTGGGACCACGACCTGGAGGTGATGGCGTTCACGTACACCCCCAACGCCGAGGGCCCCACCATCACCGGCGAAGTGCGCCTCGAGGTGATGAGCGAGACGTACGGCGGTGACGTCAATACCCGCATCACGTCAGATTTCGAGTGGTCGATCACGGGCGAGGTGACCCGCACGCCGCCGGTCGCCGCCGCCACGGCCAGCTCGGGCCGCGAGACCGCCACGGCCGCCGCCTGATGGCGCAGCCCGACGTCGGGGTCGAGATCGTGGGCCTGGCGGAGCTGACCCGCACGTTGCGCAAGGCCGGCGAGGACATCTCCGAGCTGAAGGAGGCGCACCGGGCGGCGGGGGAGATCGTGGCGTCCTACGCCTCGAGCATCGCTCCCCGCCGCTCCGGTCGCCTCGCCTCGAGCATCCGCCCGATGAAGCAGGCCCGGCGGGCCCGGGTGGTCGCCGGGCGGGCCAGCGTGCCCTACGCCCAGCCCATCCACTGGGGTTGGGCGGCCCGGGGCATCAAGGGGCAACCCTTCCTGTCCGACGCCGCCCGGGCCACCGAGGGCCAGTGGCTCCCGAAATACCTGGCGGACGTGGAGGCGGCGCTCGAGCGGGTGGTGGGCGCCTGATGGCCCGCTGGCAACGGTTCCGGGTCGAGCTGGAGGGCCAGGAGCCCACCGAGGTGCAGACCAACGCCCGGGACTGGGCGGCGGTGGCCATCAACGCCGAGCGGGCCATGGACGCCACGTTCCGAGTGGTCCACGCCGCCATGGTCCGCCAAGCCATGGCCTGCCCCCGCCACTACGACGCCTTCCTGGACGACCTCGCCGGGCCGATCGAAACCGTCGATGAGGACCCCGAAGCGTTGGAACCTACCCCGCAGGGTCCCTAGGAGCGATGGCCGTGGCTGTCGCGATCAGGGTCGGGTCCGGCCCGGCGGAGTGGCTGGAGGACCCACGGGCCACGGTCACAGCGGTGGAGCTGTTGTCGGAAGCTGACCGCCGGGCCCGGGCCAAGGGGCGCTGATGGCCGGCACCGCCATCCTGAAGGTCGACATCATCGGCGACGCCACCAAGGCGCTCAAGGCGATGCGCGACACCGAAGACGGCGCCAAGACGATGAAGTCATCGTTCGGGACCGCCGGCAAGGTCGTGGCCGGCGCCGTCGGCACCGCCGCCATCGTGGGGTTCGGGAAGGCCAGCTTCTCCGCGGCGGAGGACTCGGCGGTGGCCAACGCCCGCCTCGAGGCGGTCATGCGCTCGATGGGCGACACCACCGGGGAGGCGACCAAGGACGCCCAGGACTACGCCTCCGCCCTGTCCAAGCGGATCGGCGTGGAGGACGAAGCGATCCTGGCGGGCCAGGCCCAGCTCGCGACGTTCGGGCAGGTGTCCTCGGAGGGGGCCCGCATGGCGGGCGTGTTCGACCGGGCCACCGCCGCCGGCGCTGACCTCGCCGCCGCCGGGTTCGGCAGCATCGACTCCAACGCCGTGCAGCTCGGCAAGGCGCTCGAGGACCCCACCAAGGGCATGACCGCCCTCGCCAAGTCGGGGGTGACGTTCACCGACTCCCAGAAGGACCAGATCAAGGCGATGCAGGAGTCGGGCGACCTGCTCGGCGCCCAGAAGGTCGTGTTGGCGGCGGTGGAGAAGCAGGTGGGCGGCACGGCGGAGGCCACCGTGACCGACTCCCAGAAGATGGCGTTGGCGTTCGGGGAGGTCCAGGAGCAGGTCGGCGGGAAGCTGCTGCCGGTGGTGGGGCTCCTGGCCGATGTCCTGTCCCGCTACTCGGGGCTGATCCTGCCGATCGCGGGGGCCGTCGTGGCGCTCGTGGCCGCCACCAAACTGTGGAATATCTATACCGCCATCCAGGCGGCGGTCACCACCGAGGGGTCCGCCGCCCAGGCGGTGTTCAACGCCGTGATGGCCGCCAACCCGATCATTCTGGTGGTGCTGGCCATCGCCGCCCTGATCGGCGCCCTCGTGCTCGCCTACATGAAGGTCGGCTGGTTCCGGGATTTCGTGGACGCCAGCTTCGATGCGGTGGTGGCGGCGTTCAACTGGATCAAGGACGCCGCCAAGGCCGTGTTCGAGTGGGTGTCGGACCACTGGCCGCTGCTCCTGGCCATCCTCCTCGGGCCGGTGGGCCTGGCCGCGGTGGCGGTCATCAAGAACTTCGACACCATCCGCGACGCGGTGATGACCGCGTTCAACTGGGTGAAAGACAACTGGGACCTGCTGCTGGCCATCATCACCGGGCCCATCGGCATCGCCACCCGGCTGGTCATCCAGAACTTCGACACCATCCGGGACGGCATCACCGGCGTCTACAACTGGTTCCGGGACAAGTTCCAGGCCATCGCCGATTTCTTCTCCGGGCTGGTGTCGGGCATCGCGGACACCGCCTCCAACATCGCGGACGCCATCAAGGGGCCGCTCAACGCCGTGATCCGGGCGTGGAACGGGCTGCAGTTCACGGTCCCGGCGGTCGACGTCGGGCCCATCCACTTCGGCGGCCAGACCATCGGGCTGCCCGATATCCCGACGCTGGCCCGGGGCGGCATGGTGATGCGCACCGGGATGGCGTTGGTCCACGAGGGCGAGCAGTTCAGTGGCGTGGGCCGGTCGTTCGGCGGCGGGAACATCACCGTGAACGTGAACACCACCGGGCTCGGTGCTGACGCCCCCGAGATCCAGCGGGCGGTGGCCAACGCCCTGCGGGGCTACACCCGCCGCAACGGCCCCCTGGACGTCCCTGTCCGGGCGTTCACGTAGGGGCGCCCTGTGGCCACGTGGGCGCCGGGGGACGCCTGGCCTTCCGGGGAGCCCGGCGGCGCCTCCCCGCCCGCCTGGGGCGGCTACGTGCGGCTCTGGCTGCGGGCCGGGCTCGCACCGGGCCGGGCGTTCCGGATGGGCGCCGACCCCCAGGACCGGCTCGACGCCGGGAACGTGATGGGCGGTGGCGGCTCGGTGGCGGCCCGGGACGTGTCCGGGGAGCGGCTGTGGATCGACCTGACCTGTGATGCGCTCGAGCTGGCCATCGAGGGCGGCGCCTCTTCCACGCAGGGCATCTTCTCCAAGGCCGACGCCTCCACCCTCACCGTGACGCTGCGGGACCCCGAGGGCGACTACGACCCCCTCAACGCCGACTCGCCCTACGCCTACGGTGGCCACTCCCGGCTCGTGCCGGGCACGCCGGTGGAGTGCTACGCCGAAGTGGTCGACCCCTCCGACGGGTCGTGGGAGCGGTTCTGGATCTTCACCGGCACGTCCGACTCCTGGGGGGAGGACTGGACGCCCAACCCCGGCGAGCGGGTCGCGGTGATGGTCGCCACGGACATCACCAAACGGTTCGTGGCGTGGAACCGGCCCGAGCAGCCCCCGGTGGGGGCGGGCGACACCACCCGTCAGCGCATCGCCCGCATCGTGGCCTTCTACGGGTGGGAGGGCACGGTGATCGACCCGCCCGGGCCCGACGCCGTGACCCTCGCCCCCACCACGTTGGCGCAAGGCGGGTGGGAGCTGTTGAACCGCACCACCGACGACGAGATCGGGTTCGTCTGGTTCGACCCCGAGGGGCGCCTGCGGTGGGCGAACCGGGCCACGTGGGAAACCCTCACCGTCCCGGCGGCCACGTTCGGTTGTGAGCATGTCGACGGCGCCGCCCTGGACGTGCTGGTCGACGCCTCCCCCTCCAACCTGGATGGGCAGATGCGCAACGCCGTGTTCGCCTCGAGGAGTGGCGGCACGATGCAGACCGCCCGCTCCGAGTCGAGCATCGAACGGTTCGGGCAGTGGGATTTCAAGCGCACCGACCTGGGGGTCGAGACCGACGGGTTGGCGGGGGCGTGGGCGGAGTACGTGGCCGTGCTCTACGCCTACCCGCAGGTGGCGTTGGCCGACGTGACCGCCGTTCCCGCCGTGTCGGCCCGCTCGTGGGACGCCTGGGCCGCGGTGCTGGGCCTGACGCTGATCGTGGACCTCGTGCGGATCGTGTGGGCGCCGCCCGACCGGCCCACCTCGGTGATCGACACCGTGAGCCGGGTGGTGGGGTTCTCCCACAAGATCACCGCCGCCCGCTGGGAGTGGACGCCGCAGCTCATCGCCGCGAACGCCCTGATGTTCTCCGGGTCGGTGTTCACGATGGGCCCCCACCCCGCCGACCTCTTGGACTCCGGGTTCGTGCTCGGGTTCACCTCTACCGCTGATGGGAGTTTCTAGATGCCAACCAAGACATGGGTGGTGGGGGAGGAGGTGCTGGCCGCCGACTTCAACACCATGGTGCAGCGGCAGGTGGTGGCCACGTTCCCCAACGCCGCCGGCCGCACCGCCGCCATCCCCTCGCCCACCCCCGGCATGGTGTCCTACCTCACCGACACGGGCCGCCTCGAGCAGTACACCGACAAGGCCGGGGTGGCCGGCTGGTATCTGCCGTGGGGCCAGCCGTGGGGGATCGTCTACTACGGGGACGTGAGCCAGGGGGCCACGACGGGGCCTTCCTTCATCGCCGCGACCCTGTTCAACTTCCCGGTGCTGAACCGCCGCTATCTCGTGCAGTTCCGGGCGCAGGCCAACAAGGACGCCACCGCCGCCCCCGCCCGCTACTCCTACGAAACCAACCGCGGCATCGGCGTGTTCGCCGAGCAGTCGATGGCGGCGAACGGCGTGTGGGCCGCTTCGCTGCACGAGGTGTACAACGCCACCGCCGCGCTCGACACCCGCGTCCAGGTCAACGTGTCGACCACGGCGGGGCTCATCACCACCACGTGGGGCCGCCTGGTGGTCACCGACGTGGGGCCCATATGACCGCGGCGGGGGACGCCGTGCTGGCCGTCGCCTACTCCCAGGTGGGCGTCACCGAGGACCCCCCCGGCTCCAACAACGTCCCTTATGACGACGAGTGGGGGTTCTGGTCGGCTTGGTGCGCCACGTTTGTGTCGTGGTGCTGCACCACCGCCGGCTACCCGCTGCCCCCCATCGACGGGCCGGCGGGGTTCAGCTACTGCCCCTCGGGGCAGATCGCCGCCTACACCACCGGCCACGAGACGGGCGAGAGCGGCGCCGAGCCCGGCGACACGCTCATCTTCTCGTGGGAGCCGTGGCACATGGAGGGCGGCATCGCGATCTGTTCCTCGGGCGTGTACGCAGGCGCCGCAGCCGGCGACCACACGGGCCATCTGGTCGCGCATCTCGGCGGCGGGGCGCTGCAGACCATCGAGGGCAACACCAGCTCCCTCTCGTGGGACAACGGCGGGGAGGTGCGGGAGCGGTGGGACCGCTACAGCGGCCAGATCTGCGCCTACGCCCGCCACGCCGCCCTCGAGGGCGGACCCTCCACGACCCCACCGAAAGGGTGGCTCGACATGCTCACCGACCAGCAACAATCCGACCTCTACCGGATGGTGGAATCCATCTTCTGGATGGTCGGCAACCAGAACCCCGCGGCGGGAGCCGAGACGATCGCCGGGAAGGTGGACGAGGTGCGCCGCTACGCCCAGTCCACCTATTGGATGGTCGGCAACCAGGACCCCGCCGCCGGTTCCGAGACGGTGGCCAGCGACGCCCGGGCCGCTAGGGACAACACCGACCGGCTCCTCGAGGGCGGCTAGGTGCCCCTGTTCCGCCACCACGCCCAGGCGGAGGCCCGGCGCCGGGTGGCGCTGGTGGTGGCGATGGCCGCCCACGTCGAGCGGAACACCCCCCAGCTGTTCCCGAAGGCCACCACCGACCGGCTCGAGCGGGCCGCCGACGACCTGCTGGGCTCGGGGCCGATCCGCCCCGAAACCTATTTCGTGGTGCGCCGCATCCGGGAGGCGGTGGCCGCCCGGGCTCCCGACCGGCCGTGGGCGGCCATCCTGCGGGCCGACCTGGCGGACCTCGACCTCGACCTGCTGCACCCCTAGTGGCCGGTGCCCGCCGCCGCCTCGGGGTCGACGCCCCCCACTGGATTCTCGTCGCCTACGGGCTCACCCAGGCCGTGGTGACCACGCTGATGGTGTTCGAGG